TTGCCTCTTGACAAAATCGCGCCAGTGTGGTATTAGTTAGCGGGGGCATAATTAGGGTTGGCATGTGTTACTAATTGCTTATCAACGATAAGATAGAATTTATTATTTACGCTGTACCCTGTGTGAATTGTGTATAAGTACCCCGTGATAAACGCACCTTTAAAGTTCATGGCTCTAGTTAATTTATCGACAGCAGTTGATGTCGAAATGTCGGGTTGAATGGCGGTTTCTGATCTGAAAGCTTTCGTGAGTGCTGTCCAAAACTCACCCGGGTTCTTGCTATATCCACCAGTGCGATTAAAACGTGTGATATCATAAGTAGCGCCGTCATAGTCAATAACCATAGTTTTACGAAGTTGAGCATCAGTTAGTTTTTCCATTTTAACTTCAAGGTCATTATCATAAGTTGAGCGGATATCAGCCCACCAGTGATAACCATTTTGGCGCCCTTCCTTCAAGTAATGCTGACCTGTAAATAATACGCCGTCGTAATCACTCATAGTGAACAAATAAGACACACTGTGTGATTTTACACGGTCGAGGCGCATAATGTCAGCGAGTGTAATAGGCGAATCAGCCGGTAAACCGCGCTCACCTTTCTCACCGCGAGCCCCAGCTTTCCCGTCTTTGATTGTTGTAGTAATAGGTGGGCGCCCGTCAGGCTGTGTAATAGTGATTACATGTGAACCGTCTTCTTTATCTGTTACTGTAATAACAGGTGTGAAGCCATCACGTCCAGGATCGCCTTTAGCCCCTGTAATTGATTGCCCGTCAACTCCGTCACGTCCCGGAGCTCCCGGTTTTCCGTCTTTAATAGTCGTAGTAATAGGCGCTCTTCCTTCAGGCTGTGTGATTGTGATCACGTGCGTGCCGTCCTCAGTATCTGTAACAGTTACAACAGGTGTGAAACCGTCTCTGCCGGGACTTCCCGGAACGCCCTGCTCGCCGCGCTCTCCCGGCAAACCGCGTTCACCTTTCGGAAGCTCAATCTCACCAGGCATACCTTCGAGTGTTAGGTCGATTGATAGGTGGTGTAGTTTAAGTTTTTCTTGTTCAGCTTTTGCTTTTTCAAGTTCTGGATATGTTTGTTCGTTTTCCATGTTTAGTACCTCATAAAATAAAGGGAGGAATGCTCCTCCCTATTTGTGCTTTCTATCCTTTAGGAGCGGTTTGATCCTCTTCTGCCCGTGCGTCAGCGTTTCTAAAGAACACTTCGGCGCGTCGGATGTCTTCGTCTGTGATTTTGTAGCCATTGTCGTAATAACGTCCGTAATAGTCGTCCACAACTTCATTGACTGTTTTAAAATAATCCTTGTCCATCGGCGAACCTCGATATCAATAAAACTCACAGTATGGATTCCCATCAGTGTCCCGACACGCAACATAACGACGGTTACCACTATTGCCAACATAAGAGATCCAGCGATATCCATCGCCGTTATATACTTGGTCGTAGTGAATGACGTCTCCCTCGTGGTAGGTTGCGACAATATCTGCTGAGAGACTTGGTGCTGTACGGACGTTAAGTGCTTCGACCAATACTCGGGCGTCTGCGGATTCGTCTTTAACCCACCCGTTTGAGGGTGCGTCACTGGGTGTTACAGCGCGTTCAGCCTCAAATGGAGGTCTAGCCCATCCAATCAAACGGACGCCCGCAGAAGGGAAATCTAGGGCTCCTGTAGGGTCTGTACGTACTACGTGACGAGCAGGCGCACCGTTATATAATGCGTCAGCGTTACCGTCGACGTTAGCTTCTACGCTCTCGATTGTGTAACCGTCAGAGTCAGCGATACAGATACCAGTGTGGCCGAACTGGTGATTATAAGCGGCATATACCAAGATATCACCAGCTTGAGGATTTTGACCAACTTCGTTACCGAAAGTTTGCCATCCTCGAGCACGTGCTGAATTGAGCAGGTCAATTGCATTACCTGGTAGAGCGGCATAACCAGCCCGTGTGAGAGATGTATTCACCTCGTCCACGCACTGAGAACCGTAAGCACCATCATAATCGACCCATTGGTTGATTGTTCCGCGTACAATGTCTAAAAACTGTGCTTTAGTTGCCATATATCATTCCTCTTTTTCGTCAGATGTTTTAGTTTGATGAACTGCGGACGAAATACCAAGCACAGATCCACCAAATGTTGCTAACAATGTAAGCAACGCCGTAATTTTGCTGACGTCTGCTCCGTAAAGTGCGCCAATCCCTGCGATCAAGACCACAAGAGCTGGAACAACGATTTGAAGCACATATTTTGCGACGTCATAAACTTTGTTCGGTAACATATAACTCACCCCCTTTCCCTGTCATAATCAATAGCCGCGCCACTAATACTGCGCAAGTAATTGGTGATACGAGCGCTTTGACTGTCCCAAGTGTGAGACCATACTGTGTCGAAATCTTGAATATTATTAATATCTGATGTGTAATCCTTAGCTGAGAATTGGGGGTCGATTAGCCAAAGTTCGAAACGTCCTACTGGAGCTTCACCGCTAACCCGTACACTCCACACGTTTGAGTTTGCGTCAGCTGTAATACCGAAAATGTTTGAAGCCTCATAATCTTGTGCAAGGGGTGTGAATGAAATCTTTAATTTGCTCTCTGTAAATTTATGTGTTACGCTATCAAATGTGTAAGCTGTCAAATCTGACACCTTCAAGATATCCAGCCAGTGCTCCTCGTGTGTTTGGTACTGGTTGCTTGTCGTTGTGCTGTCTTGCGCGTCTTCACCTTCACGTGTCTTGCGTGTTGTCTTAGATGTTAAACTCGCAAACCCTCCTTTATCGAGATTATCCGAAAAAGAGTTTTCGTCATCGATTTTAGCACCGTCAATCGTCTGTGTAATGTCTAGGTTAATATTAGAACGTGCCCGGATGTCTTGCTCTGGAATGAACGTCAAACCGATCAGGGCATCTTGTTTCTTGATTTCACCACCGGAGCCGTTGCCCTCGAAGTGAGTTAAAATAATATCGTTAGTGCGTCCAACGATTGCAAGCTCGTTACCGCCTAAATAATGCCAAGTAATGCGCGTTCCTAATACGTTAGGCGCTTGCGATTTACCGTATTTAGGGGACAACACAGAAGCGGAGATTTTACCGGCAATCTCTACAGATGCCACGAGGTCGACGTCTACATCTTGGAACGCTCCGTCGCCCATATCATCAAGTTCATTCGCTACTAAACGCTTTACCTTTTCTTCGATCCATCTATCGCCGTGCATTCTTATTCTCCTTCCGTCTTGCCATTTCTCTCTTAATCTCTTTAATAATTAATTCTTCAATTTTTCTGTCTGCATCTGCCATTTTTCTTTACCTCATAAAATATAATAAAAGGGCGCGAGATTAGTCCGGACTCGCACCCTTTAGAAAAAGGACAAAACTAGAGAACTTATCTCTATAATTTTAGTATACCATAATTTAAAAATTTTGTCAATACCTTAATATAATAAAAAACGACCCATAAAGGGTCGAGAACTAGAGATGAGTCGGAACGTTAGACCGCATCGCTAGCGAGGGAGTATATTTTCAACCCAACGTTTCCTCGCGTCACCACACCCACCAGCTCTAATTATAGTATAACATATTTTTCACTAATTGTCAAGTGTAATAGAGAACGTTGACGGGTACAAAATAGCACCACCTTTAATATTTGTTTTTGATAGTTTACCGGCTTCTACTAATCCAGGTTGGAATCTTTCGAAGATTTCCATTAGTGGACGACGTGGTGTGATAATATTATCTTGATCATCAAATTCCAAATCTTTGAAGTACCATTCTCCGTCTTTGTACTCTGCAACATCATGCTGAATACGCAATTTAACCAACGCAGGGGCACCCGCGGCTGTAATCTTGACTGATAGGTTGCCTGCTTTCAAATCATCCAAGCTGTCGGCTTTGTATTGGATGTACGTTTTAGCGCGTACATATCGACCCAGTTGATCTACTGTTTCCAAGTCCCACGCACCCAATTCGTATTTATCCATGCGGATCCCTTGGATGTCTCCGATTACGAACATCGAATCAGTGTCCATGTAACACACACGTCCCCAGTTTGCGTGCACGCCATCTATCAAGACATTGCGCGCGTATGACGTGATATAAGCACCTACCGGAATATATCCGCCTGTAGTTTCTGAACGTGTCACTTCTGATTTGATCTCTTCATCAACCGCCCAAATATCACGAGCAAGACGAATTGGAGACTGTGCAAGCTTACCGTAAAGGTTATTAAGCATCAATTTTGATACGAGCGTCATAACTTTATCACCTGCTTTTTTAGCTTGCGATTTTTGGTCAAACCAGTGATCAATATAAGAATCAAAAATTCCTTCAACTGTGTTGAAATAAGCCACTTTGACGTATTCAATAGATGCGAGATCGTAACATTCAAGCACGCGCATGAAGTCCATTTTAGTGAGCACGAAAGATGTTGGTTGGTAAATATTAGTAATGAATTCAGTTGGTGAGTACATTTGAATTTGAGAGAGTCCGCCGTGTTGCATTACTATATCAACAAAATGCTCACGTTCCGCTTGCGTATATTTCTTTTGAAGATACGCAAATTTACCCGGTTTTACTTCACCCGTAATGATAATTTCAACATAAAACGCTTTAGAATCATCTTGCATTAGACGGTTGAATGTTTGTACGAAGTGTGGAGAATCTACATCAACGTAATGAGGTTTACCGATAGGGTAACGGTGCGGTGATACTGTGGATGAATGCATAACAGAGGGATATAGGGAGTTAACGTCCACGTGATTAATGACCTGTTCTCCTTGGTAAGAGACAAAATCAAGTACATTGCGCGACTGATTCGCGATAAATGTCTTGCGGTCTTCTCTTGTGTCAACAATCTCCCCTTGTGTCATGTTACGTGTAATCCCACCGCGATATGCACGACGGAACCATGCGTCCTCTTCGGCTGAGAATTCAGGGAAGTATTGTCTGTAAATATATTCGTAACGGTTGACGCCTTGGGGGCACTTAGACTGAACCCAGTTACGGAACTCTTGCGGGCTTTTACCGCTTCGAATTTGTTCGTCTTTGTATAGTCGACGTTTGAAGTCAGTAAAGCAAATTCCACCGATCGTGAGCTTCTTAATGTTGAAGCCTTTTGAATCCATCAAAGACAACGCCTCAGACATTACGAGAACGTCATTCTGAATATATTTGAGTTCAGTTTCTGTGATATCCCAGCCACTGTATCGCTCGGTCGTGTAATCGATAGAACCGACTAATTTTTGCGCTTTCGTGTGCAAACTCTTCGCGATAGCGTCAACAGAGAACGGCAAGATTTTCAAAGAGTCTTGGAAATGGATGCTGTATCCGTCATAGTTCACGTCCATTTTATAGAATGAACCTTGAACGTTACACATTACCATATATGTGCCTGGTTGTTCTTCGCTTCCGTTTTCGTCGTACGCTTTAAAGCCACGTGTTGAAAGATGGGCTAGAATCTGCATAGCGTCATATGTTAGATTGTGGAAGTAAATTGTCGAATCATGGTATAGCTCATCACTTTCAATTAGATCCATGAAGCTTTCAATGGAGTTCGTAACTGTGACGTCATTAGCTGTTGGTGATTCCAAAACAGGAGCAATTGCAACAGCCCACGTTTCAGTTTTAAATTTCTTGAGAATATCTCGTAGTACAGCCTTGCGATTGTGGAGACCGTCAGGAATAGCCTCCGCTTCGTAAAGTGTTTCTTTTGGTACTGTGTTTTCAGTGTCTGCTACAAATCGCTTTTGTTTTGTCCTCATTTTCGTCACCTAAATACGTTTTTTCCTTTCATCTTTTTATAGTTTTCGATTGTGTTTGTCCACTCTAGATCGTTATCGTCTACGTATTTTCCGTAGCTTTTCTTTTTATCCATAGAAAAATCTAAGTCTGCGTATTGGTCAGGCCAAGCGCCGACACCGTCACGAAAATAGATCGCTTCGGCAACGCTCCGCCCGTCAAGTTCTGCGTGTAAGTCAACACCTACAGCTTCCGCGAGAGCCATGATTTCACGGGAAATAGCATCGTCATCTTGTGCCGCGATAGCGATACCGTAACCCTCAAAAATTGAGGTGATATCCTGATTTGAAATCAAGGGGCTATATGCTAACGCGCCTTTCAAGTCAGAGAAGCCTGCCATTTTATTCAAAATCAGTTTTTTAACTCTTGAATCGTTAAAGAAATAATGTGAAAGAGCTTTATCAAATGAACTCAACAGCGCACCGCTTGAGTATTGTGCCCGCTGTCGGCTTGTTGTTGGTAGATACACATCGTGATCTTTATTCTTACCGGCAACCCATTTGAAAAACTGAGCTTCATTACCTTTACCCATCAAATCTTGTGGCATTTGGTGTGCGGGTAATCGTCCATCCTTAATGTCTTGCTCTTCTTGTTCTTGTGCATAGATTGCCATAGCTCGCGCCCTGTATAGCTCAGCCTGTGTCCAACCTCTAGGCTTTCCACCTGGAAGAGATGGATCTCGGAAAGTTTGGCGAGCCTGGCTTTGTGTTTCGAGCCACGCTGTCGCGACCGCATCGTCTAAAGTAAGCCCTGCTTCTTCTAGTTCTTTTACGCGTTTAGAGTCTATTTTAGTAGAGTCAATTTTTGAAAAATCGAAAGATACACGGTGTTTTCCATCATCAATGACGCTAGAGCCTTGCTTTCTGAGTCGCTTAGCTGATTCAGCCAGCGCATCCGGTTTTTTCTCTTTGACGATACCGAGCGCCCTTCTTACGTCGCTCATATCTTTTACACCTAGTTGTCGCTTCCAGTTGTTAAGCTTACGTGTTTTCGTTCGTTGTTTTGCCTTATCAGCTTTTTCTTTTTTATCGACTAATTCTTCCGCTGTTTGTCGACTTACACCATTTGCACGCATAACAGCATTAACTTTTCGGTTATAAGCTTGTGTTTCGCGTCGTTCTATCGCCATTTCGCGATATTCTTTTGCGCTACGCTTAATGCCCTTCTTTTTATCTTTTGCTTTTTGCTTCTTAATCCAAGCTTTATCTTTTTTCTTCGCTTTTGCTACTTTTTTAGCTTTTCTTTCGAAGTCTTTAGAAGCTTTCTCCATCGCAGACTTCAAAGCCTCAAATTCCTTCGTCATGTTTTTCATGCTGTTTCGGTTTTGCTGACTACCAGCTTGTCTGATTTTATTCGCTAAGGTGTTGCGTGGCACCTTTACTTTTTTATTGTTGGGCATTATAATCCTCCTCAATACGGTTGAAGATTGAGCTGATCACATCGAACGGGTCACCGTCGGCGCCCCTGAATTCTGGTAAAAGCTCAGGATCCATAAGTAATAAGTTTTGCGTTTTGTTGATGTGTTGCAGAGCAACCGACGCGCAATACGCGCGCCGGAATTTATCTGCTGACATCTTGAAACGTTTCTCGATCCATAGGTCAATCAATTGTTCAATTTTGTCTTGCACGTTCATTAGCGGTGACCTCCGTGATTTAGATAATCAATGAGGAGATTTAAAGCACCTTGTGAGGTGGTATCCTCAGCAGTTTGGATGATGTGCAAAGCTGTTCGCTTGTCTATGTCAATATTGGTGTCATAGTAGCGACCACCATGCTCACGAACGGTCATGACTTCGTCATTAAAGTTGATGTTTTGCATCTTGCGTGTGTTATCTACTAACTTAAAATAGTTCTGCGCAAGTGTGGCTTCATCGCCGTCCCAGTTTCCGAAGTCTTCATTTAGTTCCCACGTGCACCAGTACGCCAAATAAAGGAGGTAGTTGGTGGCGTCAAATTCGACGCCACACGCTTCCACTTTATCACGTAGCACGAAAGTCGTGCTAAGTTTTCCGATTTGTTCCATGTCTTCCATTGTCAAAATTTGTTTTTTCATGTTATTCACCTTGTCCTTTTCTTTAATTAGTACAACCAATTGATTTTGATTTTAGTTCTTAGTTTTGGGTCAAACTCATACAGTACATCATAATCTTCCACATCTTTTTCGCTGTTGGCTATAAAATCATCCAACTGTGCATATACTGTTTCGGGAGCTACGAAATATTCGCGAACCTTTTTATTTTTCATTTTACAAAAATCATTAAATGATTTTCTTAAGAATTCAAGGTCACCATGGAACCCATAAACAGAAGCACCCGTCATACGCAGTGTACAATTTTCATCTAGTTCAATATTTGTTTTACCACCTGTTAGCTCTCGTTCAGATAAAAATACGACACACATTGTACAGATATCCCAGTAATCTAACTCTTTGTATTCGCTACAAAGTTTATATGCGATTAGTGAAATATAGCCACATGTGCTTTTTGTTCCAAAAAGATCAATAAACTTATAAGCTAAATAGTAAGGTGTTTCTTTTGCGTTTTTCCCTGTCAAAAGACCTTCATACCGAAATGAGCAGAAAAGATCAAACATATCATATTCTACTTCGTCAACATAATATTTTTTATTCATGAGTTTTGTCCTCATCTTTCTTTTTCTTTATGGTTTAAGTATAGCAAATAAAAAAAATCCTGTCAACCCCTTTTTAAAAAATTTTTTAATTTATTTTATAAAAATAGACACTTTCGAAAAAGTGTCTAAAAATCAGTTTGTTCTGGTGTCCGCCACCCTATAACGCTCAGCCCTTGCGTCTGAGATTGAATTCGGATTGATAACGTGCTGATTACACGATTATAATCGTCCTGTGATTTGAAGAACCATACGCCGTACCTGTGGTGTTGCGAAGAAGCAACGACCATCACGCAGAGCTTGCGTAATAGTTCGACCTAGTGCGCTCGCTGTTACAACTTGTACGTCTTGGTTTACGTCTACATTTAAACGATAACGAGCCTTGCTGGTTTTATCGTGACCGTATTTAACGTAGACAAAGCCCATTTGGGGATAATAGTAAACGCTGTAATGTTGCTGTTCTGCCACGATAGTTCCTAAATATTGTGAGTCGCCCCAGTCATTCGGTTTCGTGACGTTCGCGCTTTCGTTGTTGTACCATTGCTCACCCTCATAGTCGATAAGCTTATTATTAAAACTGAACGCCCGATTAAAAGCTGAGCTTGCATGCTCTTTAACTAGTTCCGCATTTTGTACTAGTTCATATACAACACCCTTACCTCTGAAAAACTTCGTGTCCTGCTGAATGAACTTATATAACCCTAATGCGTCAAAGTACGGGTTAGCCATACTGATTGTATTTGATGTCATATAAATAGGAACATAACGAACAGATGCACCGCCACCCCGGGCAATAGAACCGTATAAAAGCTGGAATTTTGAAATTTCATCAGAGATATAACCTGAGTGAAGCTCTGGCATAAACTCATCAAAGTAAAGCCACGAGATATCTACAAAAAGTGATGATTTGGATTTTAAACGCTGGGCGGAATTTAGAGGTAGAACGTAACCGATTTGGTGTTCTTCATATTCCTCTTTTTCACCTTCTTCTGCATATCCGGGGATTAGTGCTCTAATCCATACTTCACTGTAAGCACCACCCATTCTTTTCTTTTCATATACCGACCATGCAGGGTAATGATCCAACATAACGGATTTAAGCGCTCCTTCTGCCACAGATCCTACTTCTGATTGTGTACGGCAGAGAAATCCAATCTTACTTTGGAATTCACTTTCGAATATCAATTCTAAAAATTTGCTACAAAAGCTGTATGTCTTACCTGGTCCACGCACACGACTACACACGATGGTGACGGCCGGCTTTTGACCGTCAACATCAAGTGTATTCCAAATCTTTTCGCAACTGTAAAATTTTACCATAATTAATTACCTTTAACAAATGTACAACCCCCATCTAGAAGCGAGCTGATCGCGTCGATAGCTGGGGCAATCACGCCGGTGATTTGAATATTATGCGTCTTCAAATAGCTGATTTGGTGTCCGTCAACTTCCGCCCACTTCGGCTCTTCTCCACTTTTACGAATCCAGCTGATCAAGTGAGGCGTCCCGATACGCTTTGTTGCATACCCTAGTAAATCGAAGTAACGCTCAAACGTTGCCAGATATTCCGGGTGAATCGTGTGAACGTCAATCCGGAAATTCGCACCCCAGTATTGGTACATTTCCCAACCGTCAGCACCTGAAGCTTCATATGAACGATTAACGAAAGCCTGACGTGTTGCTTGCCATTCAGGGGATAGATACCCACCCGCTGCTGTGTTTGCTTCGTCAACTGTCATACTCGCGGTTTTATTGTTTAAATCACGATTGTAATTATCCTGGGTCATTTGAGCAATTGCACCAGGGTTTGATTGCATTGCACTAAAACCTAGTGAAGCTATTGCTCCAGGGATTCCACCCATAGCAAGCCCACCTAATCCCGCGGCTACGTTACGTAGAATGTTACCACCTGCGGTGATTTGCCGTTGTTTTTGTTGGTCTGGTGTTAACGTCATCGCAAATGCTGTGTTTTGCTGATTCAGATATGATAAATAACTGTCTGTTGTCCATCCAACCGGTGGGAATGCTTTGTATACGATACGCTCTTGGTAGTTATACATTGTGCGCACATCGTCGGCTGACCCTGTCATTTTATAATTTAATGGTACGAGCGACATTGTAGGCACACCGTTGAAGTTACTAGTGAGCGTAAAGTTTGCGCTACCTTCAGTACCGTCTGTTACTTTCGCGAAGTTCTCGAACTTATACTCTTTATTTGTTCCGTCTGGTGCGATTACGTTGATATATGTATATGGGAACGTGTGCAATTTAGGGTGACGGCTTTGACACGGGTTTGTGATTTGTTGCAAAATCTTAGTATTTGCAACGATTGCAAATGGCACATAATATGCACCAACAATACTTGATGAATAACCCAAAAGCGTCATATAGTCAACAGCGGCTTGAAAATCTTTATACCCTGTCTTACCTTTAAATACAAACATACGAGTCGCGCGGAATCCTCCATTTGCTTCACCCTCCATGTGGTAAGCAGAGAAACGACGGAGGAAATCTTCCCAGCCACGTTTATATTTTTCGTTTGTATTGTCTGTATGTTTCGCTTTTGATTCTTCTTCTTTTCGTTTTTCTCTGTCGTAATCGCCTGAGAACGCCTCATACCCTAAATTAACATCGAACGGACTGTGTGACCATTTACCTGTACTCAAACCGGTCATAACGTTATTATAAACATTATCCACATTCGCGTGAATTAACCCCGGAAGTCCAATTTTTCCGTCTTGGATACCGTCGTCGTCGTCATAATCTTCCAACCTTTGAGCTTTAATACGTTTCCATGCTTCCTCTTTAGTTAGCGTCCCGTATTTGCTTACATATAAAGCTTTTTCTTTTCTGTCTGATCCGCTCAATTCATTGAAAGGAGCCACAAACATTACGATCACCTTATCGTCACCTTTTGAGCCGTCCGCGTAATGGATAGCACTCGGGAGCCATTTTGAACCGTTGCTGTCTTTGTCTGCACCATCTCCACCGAGTAGCGTGTACATTTCGGGGTCTGGTACTAATTCTTCTGGTGTGTGTAAGCTGATAAGCGAACGGTCAAATGGGTTAGCCATCGCTTTATTATACTCATTAACTGACATATGCTCACGTACAATTTGAGTATCTGTGAACGTTGCGTCTAAATAGTACGTTTGGAAATAATCGATTTCATACGTGATCACACATGTATCATTATTTAGATAATCTATATTCTGAATAAAAGCGTAATATGTGCGGTTGTCTAGGCTAGGGTTCCGGAAACTCATATATGTGTATTTGTCAAGAGTTCCCTGCCGTGCTTCAACCTTAATACTATTCCGGGTATTACGCAATACAGAAACGTGTGAATAAGTAAGCGTACCTCGCCGAGCAAAATATGCTGTCTGCTCGGCTTTTGATTGGTGCACTACTTGCCTATTGTATTTACTGCTAATATCTACGTCTTGGTATAGGATAACCTCAGAATCTTGAGGGATCACGTGTTGTGTTGCCATTTGTTAAGTCCTTCCTACATAATATACATTTGCACAAACAACTCTTTTCGGAATACGTCCCACACTGGCTCGAGAACTGCCGTGAAAATTTGCATCGCTTCAAGTGTATACGTTGCTGATTCTACAACGGAAACATTTTGCGTTTTTCCTCGGTCGCTCCCTGTGTGGACAGCTTCCGAAATGTTTTCGCTTACGCTCTCGTTTAAGTTTTTATTTTTAGTGGTTGACGTGTTGGCGTCAGTGCTTGATGTCGTACCTTCGCTCGTTCCGTTTCCTGTTGTCGTGCTCTTATTGGTTCCGCTTCCGTTGCTCGTCGAGCTTGTTTGCCCTTCATTGTGGCTCACTTGTTTACTCTCGGAATTGTTTGCGGTTGTTCCTTGTGTCACGTTTGTTCCGTGCTCGGTTGTCTTGTCTGTCTTGCTGTCAGTTGTTCGACCAGTCGAGCTGCTTGTACCCGTTGTCTTATCGTGACTCGCTCCACTGTTAAGCGTTGTAGTCGCGTTTGTTAAATATTGACCGTTTGTAATCTCTGCACGGGCTGAATTTGATAACACGCCACCAGATGCAATTTCTTCAACACCTGTAACACCACCGAGTTGAATCGCCCCGGTTTGCGGAGTATCTTGGAAGTACGTTCCGCCGGCACTCAAATTTTTGTTTTGGCTGTCGTTTGTTGTGCTTCCGTTTTCGGTACGGTCTTGACTTCCTGACGTTGTCCCTGTGTGGGTTCCGTCAGTAGTCGTTGTGCTGTTGTTAGTTCCGGTATCTTTTCCGGTGTTTGTAGTTGTTCCGTCGTCTGTGCTTGTTCCAGTAGTCGTGCTCGTGTCTGTTGTCTTACCGTCTACGGTTGTGGTGTCCGTGTTTGTGTTATGACTTGTACTGCTTCCTGTACTGTTGCTTGTACCTTCAGTAGTACCCAAACCGAGATTTTTCGATTTACTGTCATCATGTGCGACTTGTTTCGATTCGTTTTCACTTTGTGTTGTCGTGTCGCTAGTGCTACGAGTTGTTGTATAGCTCGCGAATGGCCCTTGTTCTAACAATTCCATACGCTTATTAATTTGACCTGCCCACTCCATGATAATCGTATTAGTACGCATCTTAAGTCCTTTTGTGTCGTATGCGCTCTCGCAATCACGGAAACGCACACCCAACGCATAAAAGAACAATGAACGGTATTTTTCAAGGATAAGATCACTAAATGGAGCCGACGTCATCACGTTCTTCGTCGTCGTCGCGATCTCCTCGGTAGTCATCTCCTCCATAGGTTTGAGGCTCTCCGCCTCCAAAAGTTGTGCTAAAATCATTATTAATGTCCCCCACTGATAGGTTTACTGTTACGTCTAACCCGAATTTTTCATTAATTCGGTTAGCAAATTCTGTGCGATTCATAAGCCGGCTATTAAGCTTAATCTGATTCTCTTGACGTGCTAAAATTAATTCATCACCTAACAGACGTTCACGTTTTGTTAATCCACCATTAATACCCAGCTCACTCATCGCCGCGCTCCAAATATCTTTGCGTAGTTGTTCAAGCTCTGCACCTTTATATGGTACGTTAAGATCAATCGTCTTGATATCGTCCGGATCCATTGTTGAAAACAGAGCCGGTTCGTAAGCCGCAACACCGTCGAGGAACGTTTCAAACGTTTTACGAAGTGCTCGGTTGTCTGTATTACCAACTAAGATATACGGGCGATATTGTTGTTGTAAGTTTAAGTCAATCGCTAGGCTCACTTTAGTTAACATTTTCGCGTAAATATCAAGAGTTTTCCATAATGGCGTTCTGGTCATTGTGTCATATAATATAACAAATTCATCATCTTCAACTTCTATGGTGCCTCCTGTGGTGATACCCCCGAAGTTGTCAAATCCGCCGTTTGTGACACCTTTGATGTGAGACGGGTACCCGTACATAGTCAAACCTTGTGCTACGTAATTTGAAGCAAATAAAAGATCTGTATCTTTTGCCTTATACATGGCGGCTGTCCCGTAAAACGCCAAACACATTTCCAAATACCAACGGTCAACCGTTTCGGGTAAACCATTCCATTCAAATTGAGCGAGTACGATATTTGTTAGACGCTCCATATAGTGGCGATAATAATCGATTACACGTAATTGATATTCGGTATAGTTTTTCTTCTTTACCATTTCATGTCCTTCCTATTAAAATACGGAGGAGTTTCCTCCTCCGCACCTACGCTATTATTTTGCCAATGTAATTTCAGAACCTACTTTAAGTTTTGATCCATCAACTTGAGCTGAGTAAACTTGACCGTTTAGTGATACTTCAAGTTTTTGATTTCCTGCCTTGCTGAACGTAATATTACCGTAAGGTTGAACGATTGTTCCGTTTTCATTAGCCGATTCATTTTGAAGGAAAATCACACGGTCTCGGTGAATACTGACTTTTTCTTTTGGTGTTAATGAAACTTGCACAATATTTTCACCTTTTTGCGCCACAGTGTCAACAACATAAACCAAATTTTCAGGGTTCGCGATTTCTTCTTTTGTTAAAGCAATCGCATTCGAAAATGGAGATGTTGACAAAATCATTTCAACTGTATAGAAATAATTTTTGTAAGAGCCTGATGCGTTATAGTTTGACGTAGTTGTACGAATAACATCGTACCACTGTACCCACTCGTTATCAAATAGCAAAGCTGACACTTTTTTCATTAATTCTAATTCTTCAGTGGTTACTGGTTCAAACTGACCGCCCTTGATTTCGCTAAAACGATCATTATCGAATTCATCAAAATCTGGCATTGTTAGTACATGCCCGAGAAATTCTGTTTTTTCCATGTTAAACGCTGCCGCCAAAACTTCTACGTCCAAATCGGCAATCTGTTCGGCTGTCATAAACAGATATAAGTTTTCAGGTTTAGTGAATGTGTGCATCCCTGCTTGGTTATGCTTGGTTGAATAAAATGGCAACTGTTGCGCCAATGTGCGGGCTTTTTTAACCAAACCTTTAGGTGTCCCGTCTGTAGCAATAGCATGAAGTCGACCTCGACATACGCTCTTAATCAACAAATACTTCAGCATTAGATATTCATCGTGCTCAGCTGATGTGTATGCCGTTTGTAAAGCCGTCTGAATGAAAACGCCAACCGCTTCAAATGAAACGAAAATACGACGAGGATAAAAATCTTGTTCTGTTAGAGGGTATTGAATACTAACATTTGTTGTGTGGAACGAACTTCGAACGTCCGGTAAATTTCGTTGAAATTCACGTTCAGCCCCCTTATGTGGGTTGAACTCACGAGCTTTAATTAGGTTGAAAGCTACTTCTTCAATTGTTCCACCCTCGGCTGTACCTTTCTTGAGCACCGCAAACGGATTTTTAAATGATTTTTGGATCAAATAAGGTTTGATATATAGGTTTTGCAAGTTCCCCAAAAATTCGTTTTGGATCGAAGCATCCCCCTGCATAATACTACCCCATTCACGAATGCTTGCTGTGTCAGTGACGTGTGGTAGTTTATCACGTTGCGATTCTGGTAGTGTTTCGCGCAATGAATTAAGCAAATCTGCAATGTTATTGTTTTTAATGTTCATTTTCCTTTACCCCTTATAATGTTTCTTCAATGATATCGTTGATGTCTTTGATTTCTTCATTTTCATCAACAGTTTCTACGCCTTTTGCTTCGATCTCAGGCTTACTTACTTCGCTCTTACCAAACCACAAAGCTTTAATGCGTTCTTCATAGTCTGCACGAGCGGTTTCTAATTGTGCTTCAGACTCAGCCAGTTTAGCCTCTAGTTCTGAAGTGTCGACATCTGGTTCATCTGCAAGCATAATTGCTTCCATAATCTCAGGATCAACGCCATCTTTAAGGATTTCCTTTAGTTTGTCCAATTTGATTGACATGTTGAGCTACCTCACTTATTATTCTTTATACTTCTAGTATACCACACTGGCGCGATTTTGTCAAGAGGCAAAATATAAATAATATCTGTACAGTATCACTGTGCAGATTTTTATATGATATCACGTGACAGGTGTATGCGCGCGAAAAAACTATGAAGAGATACTAAAAAGAAATACTATGACGAGATACTAAAAAGAAATACTAAAAAGAAATACTATGAAGAGATACTAAAAAGAAATACTATGAAGAAAGGGGAAACGAAAAATGATATCGAAACACATG